GCCGGGTTCATTTTCCACTGCCATCTTGTGGAGGCAGTGCATATTGGGCACCGTGAAAGGCGGTGACAGAAAATAGCGATGGTGGGGCTATTTTTGGGCCGCGAACAGATCCTTCATAAGTATCATCATGGTAGATTCAAATTATTCTAGTAAGCTAAACATTAGTGTTACCCGTAATAACAACTTCGGGGGAGTTTGAATTAGTGATGTGTCGTGGAAGTTAAAGAGCAGATTCGTGGCTTTAGGCAAATTTAGGTGGAAAACTGTTTTATTATCTGGCCGTGATTGTTGTCGATCATGGTCACTCCAGGCGTGGAGAAATGACTTTTTAATAACAGTTGGGTGTGTGCGATTGAAAAATTTTAGCTTAACCAGTGAAGATCCTGATCAGCCAGCACAGTCCGGGGCTACCAAGTAAGTTGACAACAACGAACTTTTTAGAATGCCCGAAGTTTACCATGACGTGGCTCCTACACATTAAAATTTCGCAAATTTGTGTATCAAAGGTTTTATTTGGTTGCCAAAAATCAAAAGAAGAACACCCTTAAGGGTATGGCTGCACGTGCCAAGGCTTTAGCCAAACGTGCAAGAGAACAAGGCAAGAACTTGGCAAAAGCTAAAGGTCTTCGTCGTGTAGTGGATTCGGTGTTGAGTAACTCCGAGATGATGTCGATTATTCCATCCGGTTCAGCGATTTCCGGTGGTTATAAGTCCATCAAAGGCTCAGTGCGTGAAGCCTCAAGAGTAGTTAACTCGGTACGTTCATTGGTATCCCCATGCACCAAGAAATGGTTTACTGCCCTGACTTCCCCCTTTTCGCAGGAAGCTCAGGGAGCCTGCATTCCAGCAGGGACCAATACAGCCTCAATGCGCTACATGAATTATATTCGTGGAGACATTGTTGTGGGGACTAATGGTATCGGTTTTTTGCAACTCATACCTACCGCGTATAATGACGTGGTTTCAGCTGTGGTCACAGACGCTACATTCACCGGTATTAATTCAAAAGTTTTTACCGCAGGTGGCGCTAATCCATGGCTTACAGGAGTTGCACCTGTCTACTTTACCAATGGTAGATTCTCATCGGCTCAAGCAACTGCTCCATCTGCCAACCAAGCTGTTACTAGCAGGCTCGTTGGTGGTGGATTGAAGTTATACTACACTGGTACTGAACTGAACTTAGGTGGTCTCATTAGTATTTATACTAGTCCTATGCACTCCAGTGCAAATTCGGTTCAGAACACTTCAGTTGGTAATCCTTACACTCCTTTCACCCCCTCCCTACTGGGTGGTTATCAGGAGACGTTGATACGGCCTATCACTCGAAATGCTTTCGAATACCCCCTGTCTCCATTATTGGATGCTGAGTTGTCTTACTCGCCCAATTACAATGACGCAGTGTCAAGCACTGATTACATTCAGACAACTATTTATCCGTGGTCTGCTAGTGGTTATTTGTATAACTCCTTATCTAGCACCTCCAATCAAGGTAATGCAAATGTGTTCCTAGGGTTACCAACCACCATTGTTATGGTAACTGGTTCACCCGGCAACACCATTCACTTTGAATATGCGATTCATGTTGAGTCTGTTGGTGATTTGACTGAAGGTATGCGTGCACCCGCTGACTCAGATTCTGTCGGCGTTGATGCACTGATGGCAGCTCTTAGTAGAGTTCAAATATCACGTAATTCGTATCCCAATGATAGTGCAGCAACCGTTCTCAGAAGAGAAATGAGTTTGGTACAAGCTGCTAGGGATAAACGTGTTGCTTTATAAGAGGCTTTTTCAAGTCCTTAGTTTTCTATCAAAATATATTCGGTCCTTAGTTTCGAGATATGAAGGATCGTCATATATTTTGATGAGGTACATGGGAGAAGTTCAGAATAGTACCCTATGACCTCAGTTAAAGAGTGATTTACTTAAATAATCAACCCCAAATTACAAAACATTGTTGTGATAAATTCTGTTTGTTTTGGTTTGGGCAGTTTAGCCGATTTTTGTATAAAATCGTTTGTGAAATTGCTAGAACAATTTTAGATTGCTATGTTATAACTAAACATAACACACTTGACGACTAATCATTAGCATTACGTTTTCAAGTGTGGGCACCTCTCACCCCTTCAATGGGGATATTTATGCCATCATGACACGAATTAACTTGGTTCCCGGACGTCCCGCGGGCCCCCAACTTAATAACATGGAATCCTTGCGCATGGTAGAACACGGTGAGAGCAATATAGTACGTGAGAGGTGTATAGAACCTCTGATGTCACGCGAAACTGGTAACCCAACGGAGTCTTCCCCTTTAAGACACGGTTTCGTGCAGAATTATCTGCAAATTCGCAAAGTTGAGCAGCGAAGAGTTAAACAAGTACCCTTGCAAGTAAGGGAACATACTATACTCGCTAAGTACACTATGGTGAAGTGTTATTACTTATTATTTATATTATATATTAATTATCAACAGCGTATAGTTTTGCCCGGTTTCCTTAAAACCGAGACGCACGACCAGAGAGGTCAACCCTGGGTGATTAACCCAGAAAATAAGACTTTTTTCCCCGTTCAGGAGCGTGAGGGAGTCTTTACATGGAAGCTTAACCATATAATAAGCCAATGGAAGAACAACCAATTAAATGGTTCACACGGGGAGCACACATGTGATGACGACATGTTGCCTGCAGCTAAGAAAGCTTTGAGGGAATTGGAAAGGGTAAGGCGTGAAGCCGACAACCTTAGATTCCAACGTCCCTCAGACAATCGAGGCAAGATTAGGTCAAACGAGCAAGTTCAATTTGACAAACGACAAACCGCAAAAACTGGTGGAACAGAGGTGGTAAAGTTTGAAACGAAAATTGAAGAAAAACAGGTTGAGACGTTAACCTGTTACGTTGTACCTAGCACAGGCTTGTATGAAATACAAGGGCAAGCGTATTCTTTTATCCCTCATGGATATGTGGAGTATGTTAGTCCTGAAGGTGGGGACGTTAGCCCTTGGGGCTATAAGCTGAAAGTGCAGAGTTGCGGAGTCGGGTGGTTCATCTTATCAGATGATGACTCGAAAAACCGCGTGAACTATGTGACGGCTTCCGCCTGTACTTTGTACAATAGTGATGGGTTCACCTATAGCGATATTAATAAGCGCTTGGTGAACAACCCCCCAGTCAGTTATTTGGTTTACAAACCCCTATTTGTTACTTTAATTAAACAAATTAAGGCCGGTAAAATAACTGATTTTATAGTGTCTTCAGCCTTGTCAGTTGCAAGCAATACAGCATATTTGGTCGATGGTATCCACCCAAATCATCCTGTTATTGAATCAACATTAGAGGCATATAAGCACTATCTGTTTAAGCGTTCGATTTGCGCGCATGACACAAATACTAGGCGGTTTATATCGCTTAATTTTGATGAATTAGGTCATCATGAAACTCAACATGCCCTTCATAATGAGGCATGGATTGATCAAAACCATATGGTTGTTGATAAAAAGTTTTGTGCTTGGACCGAAGAGTCAATAACAACTAGTGAGTTGGATTTGATGTCATGGGAGCCTAGGGGAGATTTCGAGATTTTAATAAATCGGGGAGTAAACGTCGAAGATGGACGTTTTCGTTTTGGGGAAGACACAAAAGTACCCAAAAGATTTAAAATCACAAAATTCTTCTCATTCGACGGTTTAGGATTACAACCGTTTAACAAGCACACAAGATGCAATGAAAATTTGGATCATGGGTGCAAACGATTGATAGGGTGTAGGATTTCGGAAGCTGTGGAGTATCAGCTTAGAATGAATTCTATACGCATGGCTCAGTGGTTTGCAAATCCATCTGATGCTCATCATCGTTTGTTGTTAGACATGTGTATTGGGAAACGAACAGTACGTTTAGAAAACTGTTCTCCAATTTTACCGGGTTTTGATGCTTTCATAAAAGACAGTTTCCGTTATTTACAGACTGTTGTTTGCCCTTCCTATGTGGCACGTGTGATGGACTCCGCTAAGACGTGGCTCCATGCATCAAAATATGCTGCTTTAGCAACATGGTATGAACATTCTCCGTTTTATGGACGTGAGGCATGGGCTAAAATTCCAAATGCTAAAGCAAAGCAGCGTGAGCAATTCGTAGATGGTCGTCATTACCACTATGAAGAGTATTCTGCGCTGAAAAGTATGGCAGTCTGCATCAAGGATGAGATTGGCAAATGTGGTAAACCATGTCGATTATTCGTCAATTTGGACACTGAGAGTGCTTATGCACCCTTGGTCCCTATGCATGTGAAATTGGGCCTTCATGGCACTCACATGTTTAAAATTGAGGAAGTTATGATCGAGATATTTGTTTACGCACAGCCAAATCCATCTAGTGATGAGTTAGACCACGTGGCACAAAAATGTGCAGATGCGAGGTTCTTACAAGACTACCTGTTTGTGGCAATCCACTCCGATGACTCGTGCATGGCAGGGAATGTACGTGGAAGAGCAATCATGAGTAATAATGATGTGTCATCAAATGATGCTGGGCAGGATGCCGCAGTATTCTTTGGTATGTCGTTGTTACAGTCTAACTTTAGCCCAGAGCTCGCTTTAGGCTTGCTTAAGTTAGCTTGTTTGCCAATAGATATTGCTAGTCCTACCTCAGAAGCTTTTCTGAGGTTGTTGTTCAATTCACCGTATGAACCATCAGGACATAGCAATACTTCGGTTTGGAACCATCTTGGTTCTATTTTGCTCTCACTTAGCGCAGTTTATTATATGGTTCATACTGATAAACCATATGCAGAGTGTGTTAAGTTGGGAGCAGAACAAGTGGGTCATGTTGTTACATGTGACGAGGTAGACTGTGTAGAGAAAATTCAATTCTTAAAATTTTCTCCGGTCCTTTGTGACGGTAAATATGTTATGAGTGCTAATTTAGGACGTATCTTCAGGAAACTGGGATGCGTTGATGGCGACATGACACATGACCAACTAGGCGTTGACGTGTTGGAGTTCCGATCAATGACACCAGAGGAGCGAATGAATCGCTTCTGGTCAGGTGTTATAACTGGGCTTAAACACGAACCTTCAAACCGCATTCTTGATGCGTTGCGTAAGCGTTTTTCATCCAGTAACTTTGTTGTTACTGAGTCTGCACTCTCATTTTTACAGGATGAGAATAAAGATTCCTATTATATGCATAATAGGACGGCAAAAACCGGTGACTGCACTGCAAGTGTCATGAGAAGGTATGATTTGACTGAAGAAGATGTTGATGAGTTAGTAGCCATCATTTCCGATTTACATGTAGGTCAACGTTGGAGATTGAGTTCTGTAGCTCAATTTTATAAATTAGATTATGGTGTCGGGATGATAGCTGATGATGTTCTTCCTGTGCAAGTTGGCACAGTTGAGTATGGACGTCAACAGAATGCTGTCAATAGACAGGTGCTGTTAGCACCAGTTGATCCTGTTCCTCGAGTATTCGAAGTTACACATCTCATCGGGCCTGTGGTGCCTAGAATGAATCCAGTGTATCATGATATCGAGCCCATATTAAGAGAACCGCTAAGAGAAGTTCACCCACCCGTCAGACGTGACATTCAGCAGGGTTATGCTGAGCTGGTTGTGAACCCAGCACCTGTTATCAATGAGCCATTAGGAGGCACATTGATGAGGATGTTTCTCAATCGAATTAATCCATTCGGTTTGAGTACACCTCGTTGGTAGTTGATTCCACCTAACCACCCAGTCAATTGATGCGTAGACTCTAAACACGCATTCTGGC